CCGGAAGCGGTCCAGGTGCGTGCGTTTGGAACGTAGGTACGCCAAGTTGCGGAATCCTTACTGGTTGTTTCGCGGGTGTCGCTTGTAATTTCAAAGCTGCACTCGGTTTCGTTGGCGAAGCCTTTGTAGGTCGTGCCGTCGGTGGAAAGTAGTACGCGGAATTCGGTACCGGAATTAGTCGCCATAGCTATGCGGTTTTAATGGTGAAAGTGAAATCTGCGGCCAGGATTACGGTTTCTTCGTCCTGGTTAAATAAGGTCTGTAGGTTGGTCATCCAAGCCGAAAGGTACGCAGCATTGCCGTTGGCGGCAAGATAGGTACGTATCGTTTGGACTATTGTCTGAGCTGCGTCTGCGTCCGTGTGGTAGATATAGACCTGGGCGTTTACGTCCTGCATCTTGTAGCCGTCCTTGGTCTCGGTAATATCGAGACTGTCCAGCTGTAGCACTATATGGTTGGCCGTAGTGCCCTGGGGCGCTGCCATCGCGTAGACGGGCAGGGCCTGGGCAGCTAGTAAAGCGTCGCGCACTACTTTTAAATAGTTCATTGCAAAGCTCTTTTTAGTGCTCTCTGAAAATGTGAACGGCCCACGCGGTCAATTTTAGCCAAACTGTTGGCTCCTTCCTTTTTCCAGGCTTCGCCCATATAGTCTTTAGCTGGGTAAAACTTGGAGCCGAAAAGCTGCATAAATGGGTAGGCCTGGCGGTCGCCTATTACTGCTCCTACGCGGGTAGGTCCAATCCAAACTCCTATCTGATCCCGCCATACTTTAACGCGGGCGCGGGTTATTTTAATGCTTTTCCAAAGGTTGCGGCTGCCTGGCTTCTTAACGTCGGCGTAGGCTTCCTGCCTGGCAGCGTTGCGTAAAGGGGTAGCCTCCCGGCGCAGGGCAGCGTACAGCTCTTGCATTCGGATTTTCTCCGGTGCATTCTGAAGCTTAACGCGTAGCTCGTCCAGGCCGTATATGCCAGTCTTTTTACGCATTGTCTTTGAGGCGGCTTTTAATTAGTGTGTACCGGCGCCGTCCTTCAGGTAGGGCGCTCAGGACCTCGTACCGTTGTCCGTTGTGGTCCAGCTCCCAGCTGCCCAGGACGTCGGTACGGTACCGCACTCGCCAAAGCACTACGGCCGAGCTCTGCATCTGGTCCGATACAAAAGCTTCCGTGCCTGCCTGCTCATTAATTACCAGCTGTGCATAGCAAGTGCCAGCGCTCGCGAAGGAACGCAGCACCTGCCCGCTGTTGTTTGTGGTAACGGTTGGGGCGTATAGGGTTATCCGGCGGTCTAACGTCACAGTGTATTCTTGTAACGAAATAGGACCCGGTCAAAAAAGCGGGGCGTAGGCTGCGGCAAATCGTCGCCGTAGTCGTAGCCATATTTAACCCGCTGGTAGATTGCGTGCATAATGTCTTTGGGGGTGTTAGCGCCGTAGCCGGCTGCATACACTACCTCCAGTTTGTCGCCCTCGATGGAGGGGGTTAGTACGCCGTTTAGTAGCGTGTATTCCGTGTCGGCGACGCCGTCGACTTTCACGTATGTAATGGCACCAATGGGCCAAAAGGGCAGACTGTAATAGTCTGCCCAGTTGGTCACCACGGTTACCGTTGCCGTACCTACCACCACCTGCGCGTAGCTCAGCGCTTCCTCACAACTGGCGTTGTAAAGGAAAGTAAGGAGGCTATCGTCTGCTGAGTTATCCACTCGGCAAAAAGCTTTAACCTCGGTGAGGTTAATAGCTGCAGGGGTGTAGTCGGCTGTAGTCATTAGATAGTTACGTCATCTGCAATTACGAAGCTCTTCTGGCGCAAAATTGCAATGTCCATAAAGCGCTCCACGTAGATACGTACGGTAGAAGAAAGCATTTCGGTGTACGGGTCTACCAACAAAGTAGCGCCGCCCCAGAATCCGAGTTGAACGTCTTCGAAGTTACCGAAAAGCAGGCCGTACGTGTCGGGCGTGCCGGTGGTCTTCTTGCTCAAGGTCGTTGAGTAGATGTTGTAGCCGTTGGCGGTCTGGACTGGGTCCAACATACCTTCTACCAGGAAGCGGCCGGAGCCTGCGTCTACCTTGGTCTTCTTCAATTTAGCTACCACGTTGGGGTGGGTAACGTAACCCAAGCGTCCGCCCAGTGCGTTGTTAGCGGCCAACAAAGCCTCCATATCTACCAAATCGTCGTAAGAAATCGCACCCAAAGCCAAGTCCTGGGCGGTTCCGTTAAGTGCGGTGTAGATACCGGTGGGCTGGTTGGAGGTTCCGGAGCCAGTCAAAACAGCAGCCTCGAGGCCTTTGTTAAACGACTGGTTCAATTGGTTAACCATACGAGCCTGGATACCTTGTGAGTATTCCTGGGCCAGCAATTGGTTGGATACGGCGGCAGCGATTACGGCGCGCTTTGGGCTCATCGTGATCGTGGAGAAGGTCAAGTCCTGGGCAGAAGCTGCGCCGGTCTCTGTGTTCCACGCCAAAGTGTAGTCTGTGTCCTGGACGGGGAACTGTACGTTTCCTACCAAGTTCTCAGCTACAGAGCAAAGGCCCAGCATAGGAGTATTGGGGTACAAGAAATCTACATAGCGTCCTGGGTCTGTGTAGACCAAGTCTCCGCCCAAGTTGCCTCCAGTTCCGCCGGTAACGGTGTTGGTACGCATTTCCTTGTTGAGGAAGTCGGGCAAGTGTACGGCGCCCATCTGTGCGTCGCGGGTGTCCAAGCCCAAGCGGCGGCGCTCGGCCAGACCTTCCTGATTCATTTCTGCCTCAACGCCGGTAAGTTTACCGCTGCGGGCTTCTCGAATGGCTTTTACGATGTTAAAGCGTGCCATATCGCGCTTCTGTGAGGAGCTCAGACCTCCGGCCAAAGCCGAGGCGTCCACTCCAGCTGCGGGGTTTTCCGCAGACTCTGGGTTGTGTTCCATATTAGTGGGGTTTAAAATTTCTGTTTGTTCGGGTTCTACCACCTCGGCCGCCAGGGCGCTCTCCAGGCTTCGCATCGCCACAGCGGTAGAGGGGTTTGCCCCGCGCGGCGTGAGGCTGATATCGTAGATTTCGGCTACCTCTGTGATAACGCGGGTAGGCTTTTCGCCCTTCACGTTCTCCCAGCGCTCAGACTTTACAGTAAAAGCCCAGGAGGCCTGGTCCAGGTCGCCGCGTTCGATTAAGGTACGGGCTTCCTTGCCGGTGTTGGTCTCGGGTGCGCTGAACTCAAAGTAAAGGCCTTGCTCATCGGCGCGAAGCTCCAGCGTTCCCTTGCCTTTGTTCCGCCGTGCCAGCACGTGGTCGTAGCTGTGATTCAGCAGGGCGTGGATATCGTAGCCGTCCAGGCCTTTAAAGGCGCTGCGCTCGATTCGCTCGTTAAAGGCGCCCATATCGTAGGCCTCATAGTTGGCTGCATAGCCAAAGATTAGGCCCTCCTGGCTGCCGCCGTTAAGCGGTAAGCTCCGTATCTCCTTCTCGGTTGATTGTGCCATTATTAATATCGTTGGTGGGTGACATATGCAGAGGCTTGTTGTATTCGTCCCCGTCTTCGATGGGTGCGAGGCCTTCGCTCTTGCGGATTTCGTTGGCGCTGATTGCGCCGATGTTCCAGTAGGATACGTTGCGCTGTACCTGGGCCAGCATATCGCCACGCATTAGGCTCTTTAGATCCAGTTCGAATTCCAGGTTACCGGTTACCAGTTTGTTGGTAAACTCCATTTCGATGGCCTCGCAAAGCGGCCGGATACAGTCGGAGACGAACTGGGCGTTCTGGGCTTCTATTGAACTGTTAAAGCTGGAGCCCTGGAGGTGGCCTACCTTGTGAGGCGGCACCTTGAAAATGCGGCAGATTTCTTCGACTGAGAAACGCATCGACTCAATATACTGCGCGTCCTGCATCGAAATGCCTACGGCCTTGTACTCGGCTCCGGCAGTAAGTACGGCGGTCTTTCCGCTGTTGGAGCCGCTGTACCGGCGGTCGAACTGGTTGCCAAGCTCCCGGAGGCGGTCCACGTCCCGGATAGAGCCGTCCAGTTGCAGGATTCCCTTGGGCATTGCACCGTTACCATAGAAGCCGCCGAGGTGCTTGTTCGCAGCCATAGCGGTTCCGATGGTCTCCTTTGCGTAAATGATTGGAGAAAGCCCGTTGATTCCGTCGATGGTCCAGGCCTTGAGGTGGATTATCTGGGAAGGTTGTAGGCGCATAGTAACGCCGCCCGGTAGGTAGAGGCTGTAAATAAGGGCGCCGCTGGTGGTGTCGATGGTAACCAGGTCGGTATCGATTAGCTCCAGGGCAGTAATGCGGCCACGGCTCCGGACCGGAAGTATGTAGGCGTTACCACGAAGCAATAGGCTGTTAATGATAGCCTGGCGCCAGTAGTAAGAATTGTAAGCCTCCGAAGGCTTCCGGCTTACCAGGCGGTCCAGCTCTGAACTTACGCGGGTCTTGCCATCTTCGCTCTCCGCATAGAGGTGAAAGGGAAGGGAGGCAATGGTATCGCTGATAAGGGAGACGCAGGCAAATACGGCCGATACGGTTGGCGCGTTGTTGCTGTTGACGTTTTCGCCGGCGTTCGTGGTGGTGCCGCCGATTAGCTGGTAGAGCCAGGGCTTCGGGGAAATGATACCGGATATGCTCCGGGTTACTCGTTGTAAGAGTGAGGCCATTGCGCAAATATTACGAAGTACATACTAACAAAACAAACTACACAAAAATAATATCTTCAGTCTGATAAACTGACTGGTTAGCCTGGGCGTTGTGGACGTAGCCGGCAAGCGCAGTAATAAGGGCAGCGGTCCCGTCTATCTTATCCGGAGCGTTCTTTTTGTTAAAGGTCCAGTTGTCGTTCTTATCGATTTGCAGGGTGGTGTTGCTGATATGCCAGGCCGTCACCGGGTTGCCGTCGTGGCCTATGCGGCGCTGCTGGACCAGGCGGTAGAGTAACTTCATCGGCTCGTTTATCATTAGGACTCCCTGCCGCACCTCAAAACAAAACTTCGCCCCAAACTTTTGCCTTACCTGGTCAATAGTTTCCGCCGCGTTCCACGGGTCAAAGAATACAGCTTCTACCGGCCACTCGTCGCAAATCTCCAGGATCCGGCGGACTCGGTCCGGGGTGGTGTTGACTTCCCCAGGTAGTACCTCCACGTGCCCGTTTTTCTCCCAGTTCCGGACCAGGTTTGGGTATTTGTTCTTGCGCTTGTTCATACTGTGCTCCGTAATCTGGTAGTACTGTTTAGTATAAAAGCGGTCGCTGCCATCCCAGAAAAGCAGGACGTAGGCGGTCCAGTCGTTAACAGCTGCAAGGTCGACGCCGAGGTAGCAGCGCCAATTTGCCAGGCCGATGGGTTCCTTAGCCGCGCACCGGTTCCAGGTGCCGAGTTCAATGTACGGTTGTGCGCTCCCTGCCCATTGGTTTAGGTGGAGCTTGCGGAGGGATAGTAGCGTAGGCTCGTCGTGCTTCGCGGTGTTGCTCAGCTCCTGGAGGTATTCCATAGTCACCGTAACGCCGAGGCTCGGGTTCGCCTTTGCCCAGACCTCCGGGCTGTGCGGGTCTTCCGTGTCCTTGGCGCCGTAGATTATCGGCAGGAAACTGTCGTCTTCGATATCGCCGCTCAATACCTTGGTAGCATATTCGTGCCATTTGTGGGCAAAGGTGAAGGCGCCTCCGGCCGTGGTAATTGCCACCATCTGCGACGGGCGGGCAGCCATTGACGTACGCAGCGCCTCCCAAAGCTCCGGGCCTTTGTGCTCATTCCACGCGTGGACCTCATCGCAAAGGATTAAAGAGGGGTTGGCGCCGTGGTTGCTAAGTCCGTCGCTGGTAATGGTCTTCAAAAATCCCGGCTTTCCTTGCAGGTGGATTTCCCGCCGGTAGGGTATTAGCGCCTGCTTCAAAACGGGGTTCATTAGGATTGTGTTGCGCACGTATCCGAATAAGATACCGGCCTGCTCCCTGGTGGCCGCCGCGATTATTACCTGCGGGTTGCTGTTGTCCTTCCAGCCCTTGAGTAG